GTCAGGTACCTGAGCGCCATATGACCGCTTCTCGGCACCTTCCACCATTTCGCCTATTTTTGTGTCAGCGGCTTTGAGGCCGGCCTTTGCTAGTTCTTTTAAAAAACTCATTATAAATCCTCCCCATTAGGCGCTAAACGCGATAGCTCTGCATTCTGAGCGCTTACGGCATCATCATAGTTTTGAAATAATGGAATATCTGTTGCGCCACCAAAATAATCAGGATCGTAAACATAGAATATTACATCTGGTTCGCCATTGTTGAACTTTTTGAAAGTGTTTTTGTCCCAACCTTTGGGCGCGTTAGCATCGCTCCATGGCAGCCGAGCGACAGGTCTAAAGCCGACAGTTTCGTACATTCCAGATAAGAAGGTATCGAAGGCGTCCAGCTTTGTGCCACCAGCCTCGATTGCCGCTTGCATCATTGACATGCCGACTTTGCCGGTTTCATTTCCAGATTGGAATACTGAGACGATATCGCCATCAGGCTTAATCGCAAAGCCACTTCCGTTTTCGGTTCTAAACAAACGCGCACCGGACAGCTCTTCTGCCGATTTAAGCTCAACCTGCGCCCCAAATTTATGGGTCGACATTGCACTGGCCATATCAGAACTATATTGAGGTGCGGATGCTGTAGCAGCAACCTCACTTATTCTGGGCAGGGACAGCCCCGCTTCACTATAAATGCGTTGAGTTGTCTCGTCAGGGGTTAGGACTAAAAGCCCATCTCCTCCAGACCCTGTTCCGCTTCCTGGCGCGTAAGGCCTGGGTGCTTCGCTATCAGCTTGTTCACCTCTTCGGTTCGATCGTACAGCCCTCTGGGAGCCGCTGATGCTTCTGAAGTCTGAGAGGATTTCTTCGCCTTCGCCTTCCGGTTCAAGTCTAATTTCAGCTTCATCGCTTGTGCGAACTCCTGGTCGTAAGTCATTTGATATGGTCTCCGCTGCTTCTGAGAATGAACCTGGACGTGATGTTACTCCAAGATCCGTAAATAGGTTTTGTTCGTAAAACCACAGAATGGCTTGTGCATCCTGGTCAGATAAACCCTCTTCTTTTAAGTTGTCAAGCATTCGACTTGTAAACTCTTCCATGCGCCGACGCTCTTGATTGTTTCTAGGTCCACCAGCGATTTCGCCGTTAGGGTTCTTCATGTTTCCAAAGTGACGGTTATAACTACGCGAGAACCACATATCCTTTGTGGTTCCTTGATAGCCATTAATGTTTAAAGAGAAGCGGCCTGTCTTGTCCCCTAAAGCCATAGCGCCAAGATGAATGCTGTCTTTACCGCCACTCAACCCACTTGGACCACCTTTTAATCCAGCAGCAATCCTAACGTCGGTAAGCTCCTTCAAAGTATGTGGAGATAGCCACCAATCAGCAAAGCCTTCTTCGCCTAGAGTATCGATTAAATGCGAAATAACTTTCATTCCAGATGCGACCGCGCGTTGTTTACGACCCCAACCCGCACCAGATATTCCCTCGGTAACTGCACCTGCTAAAGGTGGCTCAGTTGGAACCTTTCCGGTTTTAAGGAACTGCAAAAACGCCGCTGTTGAGGCGCGCGTGTTCATTTTAACCTTATTTCCAATCGATGTTGGAGCGGAAAACGCTGACCAAATTACGCGCAATGTCTCGTTATCTGCTAGGCGCTCTAGTCCAGGAACCTTCGACAATCCCTCGAATGTCTTTTTAACGTCACCATCATACCAGCCTTGACCGCTGACGGCTTCTTCCATTTGGTACTTCAATTCATTCGTTGCAGCCCTTGCGGCAGTATCGAAATCCTCTTCGACATATGGGTCCAGCTTGCGCCCGTGGATGTTTATATGCTCTTCATCAAAGTAGGTGGCCAAATCTTCTACTTTAGTTTTGTTGCCTTGGGAAATTTCAGAGATGCGCGTTATCGCGGCTTCGTTGCCAGGGTTTCCAAGGCGTTTCCCAATATAAGCAAACAGTGGGTCAGTAATAAGTGTCGGGTCCATGCCAGAGCTGAGAGTGTTTTTCGGGTCTCTGGCATCTATTCTGGCGTCCGCAGACTCACCCGCGCTGATTAATTTATCACGAATGGCTCCACTAAATCCTTTATTGGATTTGGCAATACGGAAACCTTTTACTATTATGTCCACTCCAGCGCCAGCAATGCCGCCCTCAAAAGAATTGATTAACCGAGACTTTAGCCGCTCGGCGGCGTCCGCGTCTTCGTCAACGGCACTGTCCAAGTACTCAAGAACTGCGCTGTCTAATCCTAATTCCACTAAAAGAGTTGAAAGGTTGCCTTCTTCTGGATCAAACAGAGCATCAGCAAACCCGCCGCGAAGCATCGTATTTAGATAACTGGCACCGCGCACTGGAGCAATGGCCATGCCAGCCCCGAATGTCATCAGGCCACGGGCAAGACTTTCTACGGTGCCATCGCTATCTGGAATGCGAATGCCAAGCGCTTCTAGTTCTTGGTTGAATGCTTCGTCCAGTGGCTCTCCAAATTCCTTCTGAGAGGTATCACGCAGCCCCTGAAGCATATTCAGGGCAGGTGTAAATCTACTTATAAATGCTCCAAACGGTGCGTCGTCTATAGCTCCCCCGACATCTTCAACGAGGCTGAGTGTGTTAGTGATGGTGTCCTGTACGGTACCGCCTATGGCCCTACCGACACCCCTTGCAAGGCCTGGGAGGGGGTTCGTTGGTTTTGGCCTAGAAGGGTCTGGATTGGGGGTGAAGATATCCTCTTCAGTCGGCATTGGAAAAGGCAACTTGTTTGGCCCTTGGGCTGATGCGAACACCGCGTCTAAATCAATTTCGGTTCTAGCCACATCCGCCGGATCATCAAACTTGATGCCGCCGTCTCGGATGACAACATCGTGCATAACTGATTTGCGCCGTGCGTGTGATTGCCTTCTAGCTTCCATCAGGTCCATTACTGCATCGCCTCTTTAAGAGATTTTTCCAAGCTCAAAAACCCACCGCTAGTAATGCTCCGCAACTTGGTTGGTATATCTCTGGGATTATTCGCTTTGTCGCGAATGAGTTTTCTGACTACTGCAAGAGCCTCGCTAAACATGCCGCTCTGCAAATCAAAGCCGCCATCATCCCGAAGTCTGTCAATAGTGTTGTTAGCGGCGTTAACTATGATCCTCTTCACCGCGACGCTTAAATCTTCCTCAACGCCCTTAAGAAGCCTTATGGCCACCTCAGTCGCGTCAATGTCTAAGTTGTTAGACTTGGCTGCTAGTCTTTCACTGGCTAGCTGACCGGCCAAACGGCGAAAGATTTGAACCGTTTCAAAATCGGGGTCTTCTTCACTTATAAGATCAATGTTAGTCGGCAACGACAATGCGCCCCGCATAATTTTTAAAGCTGCTTTGACCTCGTCATCTTGATACGTTTCTGCTTTTTTGTAATATGTCTTCCGGTCTTGCAGACTTAAATCGTTATAGTGTTCAATATAATCAGGATACGATATGTTTGAGTGCAGACCTTCTAAATAATCAATCGAGTCTGGGTTACTAACTAACGGCGCACCTCCGGCTTCCAGGAGCTTTATTGTAAGTTCCATTGCTTTTTCTCGGTCTGTAACCGCTATTTTCTTTATAGTAAGGCGCGCATTCTCGGTGTCGTTTTTAATCAAAAATCCAAGCACTTCGGCAGTGAGGTCAGCCTCAACTACTTCGGCGGCTGCATCCATGTCGGCGTTCTCTTGTTCTAGGTATCTAATCTCGTCTTCTCGGCGGTCGCGCAACTCCTTGGCGATGTCATTAAACGACAGGTTTTGACCCCGCAATGTGGCGACAGCGTTTTGCGCTGCAATGTCGAGATTATTTACCTGGCCTTTAGCTACGTTATTAATATCGGTTCTCGGAGTCCCGCCCATTAATACGTTATCAATCAAAACGCGATTAGCTGATTCAACAATCTGCGCGTCGAACATATTGCCAAGGCTGGTTAGTTGCGACGGTGTAAAGCCCTTCCGCCGCCCGTTTTCAATCTCGCCCAGCTTTAAATTTACCAAGTCCGTTTGGGTTAAAGGCCTGTAGATTTTTATTTTCTCACCGGTTGCAGGGTCAGTCTCTTCCGTCTCAATTCCAAACTCTATTATTTTGCTTAAACCTTCCAGCTTCCCTAAAGTGTTTGAAACGAATTGGGATTGTGATTTGGCTTTTTGGTCAGCTATGTAGCTGTTTTCGTAAGAGGCCATCTTGCTATTGGCCCAGATGCTCAAACCGGCCCGAAGCTTTCGAGCTACGCCTGGGCTATTGTCATCGAAAGTAGCAGCGAAACCGTGGGTTACAGCGTCGATGTCATCTAGCATGGTCGAGGGATTTGTGCCGTTAAGCGTGGCAGTTGTGATAATTTCGTTGATGCGTTTACGCGCTTCAAATTCAATCTCTGTCTGCGTGATGTCCAGAGCAGCCTTACGGGCCGCGCGGTCAAACACCGTGCCAAAACCGCCAGGTAGCTCAAGCTCTTCGCCGCTTTGAAAGGCATCTTGGAGTTGCTCCGCCGTCGGGGCGTTTCGCGCGCCATATTGCTGTCCCTCAATTTCAGCTTTCATATTGGCTTTTTCAGCGAAGAATTGCGTCATGCGGTCCATGGAATTGGAAAGCTGGTCCATGCCACGCTGGATAGCTTGAGCCGGCGCTGCCGTCTCTTGCGGCGTGTATAAATTAATGTTGGCGCGTTGCGCTCTTACACTACGCTCGGCCATTAAGTGCCTCCATCAGTGGTCGGCGCACCACCAGTATTCATTGCTTTCCCAGTGCCGGTAAACATATTGCCAACCGCCGCCAGAGTACCATATTGAACCGCGTATTTTCCAGCAGTACGGAACTGACTTGCGTTTCGTTTGCTGGCTTCAAGCGCAAGCATGGCGTTAGTTCGAGCCAAGCCGCTATCACCGATGCCGACATTTAAGCTGTATGTGTTAATCAAATCTGCACTTTCCCCCGACGCATATGGGTTAAGGCTACCAGCGGCAGTTCTAGCTGTTGATGCTGCCATAGCTTTTTCCATATTTCGCAATATTTCAGTGCCTTGCATCTTGTAGTTCACAGCGTCAATTCGACCTTTTATTTCTTCGTTGCGAGCCTTCATTTCGTACTGCACTTGATCCGCCTGTGCGGATCGAATTTGAGCAATTCCGCTGACTATTGTGCCAATTATCTGTAGTGATGAACCCATTTTACGCCCCCACGCTGACTTTGAAATCGAGCGACAGCACTGTCATAAACAGCGGTTGGCTCTGACTAATTGTGATTTGTGCATCTCGGTCATAGCCTCGAAACCCTTGGGTTTTTCTTGGGCCGGTGAATGCAGTGACCGCGCCGGCGCCGGACAGGGAGCCTTGCGCCAGGTTAATATCTTTTCCGTTTAGCGTAATGTTTTGTGTTTTGAAGAGTAGGGGCGTTACTTCCAAAATGCGGCGTTTTTGGCTCTGTTGTGAACCACTGGCCATCCTCGGCTCAAACGGTTGCGTCTTGACCGTGACTACAAAATTTAAGCCAACCTCCGCGTAAGTGCTAGGAACCCCGCCGAGTGTGGCATTTCCAGACGACACAGTGCCGTCAGAGTCCACCAGGTCGTCCCTGATGACCTTAACCGTCTTGCCCTCTAGATGTGCCAGTCCACCGGCGGTTGTGTTACTGGGGACCGCCTGGTCCGGTGCCACGGGGTTGGCGTAATACTGGATCGAAGCGTCAGTCGTCCGGTCGTCGTCAAATGTTTCCAGGTAGTATTTGGTCGCGTTGCCAATGGTCCGCTTTACCACTGTGTAAATAGTGTCCAGATCGACCGCGACGTCCACGAAATCACCGTCTGTGGTCCAGCTTGCCGGCGCAACAATCTGTTGTGGCCGGTTAAGCATATAAGCAGAAATCGACCCCGCGAAGCCCACGGATGAAGCGCGAAACCCAGTGGTGTCGCTGCCATTGACGACCATCAACAAGTCACCCTCCGTCGTATCAGTCGCCGGTCTGAGGGCCATACGTTGCGGGTCCACTAACATATGTGAACTGAGCAGCGAGATATTATTAGCCACATAGGACAGCTCTACATCCGAGAACAGCATTTCTCGAACCGCCTTGCCTTGGCGCTGAATAAATAACGTCCCGCCTTCTGCGGCCTGTGGCCGAATGCCGAGCTTGGAGCCTCGGCGCGTGGCAGATTTAATCGTAATGTTGCCTGGAGTTATCGGGTCCAAATTAGCCTGGGGGACAAAAAACTCTGCGCCCGTGGTGAAGATTTGTAAGTCTCGACCAGACCTCATGGCGGTAATCGCGTTCACACTATCTGTGGTCAGGGTTGCGGCGATGGCGTCATCATCAAGCCCCTCGGCTCCCTTGAAGTTAAAGAACTGGGCGACCTTCGAACCGAAAAGCGTGGCCGGCTCTGAGGCACTGCCGCCAAACCACAGACGACCTTCGTGAAATGTAGTAGTTCTGGGCCATCCTCGGGTGTCTGACCAAGAGGTTTCATGGCCGGTTTCTAGGGTCCATGCGCCAGACGCTATCGCTGACGTGGAGAAAAACGGAACTTCTGTGACCGCAGTAACCACGGTGCCGCTGGTGCGTTTGATAATCCGCGCGCGACCGAAGTCGGTGTTATCGGTTACGTATTGATCAATATGATCGTTTGTGAATATCGAGCCGCTGGCAGTCAACGTGATTGTGCCGCTAACCGCAGAAGGCGTGAGTGTAGCCGATGGGTTACTCCGAACGGCTGTGAACAAGGATTTGGGGGGCGTCAGGGATAGGGCCGCCACCGTCCAGGTCGAATTGTTTGCACCGCGCACCACACTGAACGGGGCGAAGTTTTCGTTCACGACAATCAGTGTATCTGCACTTTGCGTGAAGTATGTCTTGTCCATATCGATGGCGCTGGTGTCGTAGAGCGTACCGACAGGGAAATCTATGTAACTGTTGTTCGTGAAATCTGTTTTAGCCAGGCGAGTTCCATCGCTAGTCGTTACCGCCAAGCTGCCCGTGCCTGGTGTGTCGCGCTGAACGGTAACTACATTAGCGCCAGGCACCGCCGCAGTGAAGCCTGGGATGCCGTTGATTGCAACTGCAAGCCGTTGGGCCGTCACATCGTTGGATGAGTTGGGGCGGAAATCTCGCGTCACGCCAGTGGTATCGGTCGGGCCTCCACCGCCAGTGGCCAGCGCCGTCAGCGTGTGGGCCGTTCCGTCAGCAAGCTTGAATACCAGTGCCGCGCCGGTGGCTATGTTGGAGAAGTCAGTGACGGTGATTGTAAACGATTGGTTCAAACTAGTGAGCAAAGTTTGATTGGCATAAAAACGAAGGCGTATCGTCGATGCCGCGTTGAAAACTGAGGCAACGATCATAAAGTTTTGGACCGTGCTAAACTCAAACGGTATAAGCAGCACACCGTTATTTGGGTTGTCGGCAGTCAGGTCGGTGACAAAACGCAGTCCTGGGCGACGGCTGAAACCACCTTGCGGCTCGAACAAAACATTCTCGGCCAGGGCGACGGAGCTGTAGTATTGCTGTAAATCTATTCGACCGCGCAAAAGCGGATCTAGTTCACCTACAGTGAAGGCCGATTGGTATTGCTTCATACGCCCCACTAGCGGACATCCATTAATATATAGTCGCTAATAACACTGGGGGTTTGGCCGGCGGCGTCAATGTTGACCGCTTGCCGGAAATACCCGCCTCTCTGGCCCTCTCCAGGGCTGCCAAGGGCAATCGAGCGCCAATACTCACTCTTAGTCGTCTGGTCAGTGATGACCTCGGCCATATGCCAGGCAAGTTGGTAGGCTATGAGCTGAACAAAATAAGAGGGCATCGCGCCTTCGTTTACAATTTTCTGGTAATCAATATGAATTTCTTCGGCGTTCGTCATCAGAACAGGCAAGCCGGCGGCCCCCTGGTTGATTTCCCACTGTTTATACGGAGAGACGCCAGAAGCTTTTGAGACTCGAACCGCTCGGGGAACACCGAGGAGCGTGTCGGATGGAAGAATATATTGGTAGGTCCACTCGTTTGCGGGGGTCGCTGTGTCGCGCGCAAGCTGGGTCTTTGCAATCGTAAAGGACCAGGGGTACATGCCGAGGGTTGATGCTACTATTTCAGTATACATACTCGCGCATGCATCAGCGGCCACAGAGCCATCTGCAAAACTTGTAATGGCTTCAGCCCCTAGGAACATTAGCGCTTTGTTACAGATTGAAACCTGAGTATCGCCCGCTGCCATGACAGTCTCCTAAACAAGTTGGTGGGGGACGTTGCCGCCCCCCGCCTAATTTTAGTCACTATCTGTCATTGTGACAGCAGTACCGTCGGTGATATCAACTATGCCAGAAGCGTTGCTGGCAACCATCGCGATAGACATCGTCGGGGTGTCGTTGTCATAGACAAACACGACGTCGCCGACAGCCAAGAGCTGAGATGCATCGTTGAAATATCCCGCTGAATTTACAGCCGCAATCGCGTCCGCCGAAGTGTAGGACCACATTGCGCTGTTAGAACCTTTTTTG